GCGGTCGAGAACGACACTTCGGGCCGGTCGAGGATTGCCGAGACGCGGGCGGAGGTGAGCTGCGACGACGGGTTGAATGCGAGCAAGTTGGTGCGACCGAGAGCGGAGAGGTCGTCGACTGCGCTGACGACGGCGACCGAGTTGTTGGGTTGCTGGTAGTCGATGTTCAGGTCGTTGACGCGGCCGATGAACAGCGGCTCCTGGTTGGCGGTGCCTGCGTAGACCTGGACGAAGCGTCGCGGGGCGATGCCGTACCCGGACTGGACGTATGGCGATGCGGTGTTCGCCGGGTCGAATGCGCGCTGCGACGCACGGTCATCCAAGACGATGGTGCACTGGCCGACGCCCATTGTGTCGAGTTGCGTTGAGCGGCCTCGCCGGATCGACACCGACAGCACGTACTCGGTGACGTCGGCGAAATCGATGCGACCATCCAGCACGTCGGGCCCGGTGTCGAGCGTCGAGGAGTCGAGGATGAACTGGTCCTGCAGCAGCCCGGTGTCGAGCAGGACTTCATAGTTCTGACCCCATTTGGCGAGCTTCGGCATGTCAGAGCACCGATGCGAGGCGGATGTCGCCGCCGACTTGCACGTAGTCCTTCAGGTACTCGTAGATTTCCTGACCGACCTGGGCAGAGTTGACGACGCTGGAGTTGACGACGATTTCGACCGGGATGGGCATCGGCACGGTGTCGGGGAACGGGTTTGCTGCGACCGGGGCCGGCACGGCTGGAATCGGAACGAGGCCGCTCACCGGGTTCGCTGATGCCACCCTCGGGAAGTTTGCCGACACTTGTGCCAACGTCTCGAGTGCCGTCTTGTATTCGTTCAACGCTTCGGCTTGGTCGTTGATTGCCTCGGTGAGGTCGGCGACCGCCTCGGCCGAACGCTTCTGTGCATCGGCGACCGCATCCTGGAATGGCACCAGTTCTTCGTCGCCTTCGCGCAGACCGTCGGTGGCGATACGCAGATTGCGGCGCGCCTCCTCCAGATCGAGCGTCTCCTGGATGACGCTGTCCTGGGCGTCGGCGACACGGAACTGGGCCTCCGCCAAGTCGATCTCCGCACGACGGATGTCGTCGGCCGTCGATTCTGAATCGGCACGCACCTCCTTGAGTTTCTTCTCCGCGTCGCGGACGCTGATGACTGCCTCTTCGACACCGAACTTGGAGCGGGCCACGCCGCGTTCTGCTGCCGCGACCTTGCGTCCGGCAGCCTCAATCTTGGCGGGGTCGCCACCCTGCTGGGCGTCGTTGAGTTCTTTCTGCGCCTGCATCAACGCTTTCTGAGCGTCGTCGACCGAGAGCTGTGCTTTGGCGACGCGCTCCTGGCTGCGGCCGAACGCGTCCGACGCCGACTTGGCGTCCTTCGCCGCTTTGCTGTAGGTCTTTAGACGCTCTTCGACGATCTTGCTCTTGTCGGCGAGACTCTTGACTTTGCCGCCAGTCTTGCCTGATTCCTCGCCCAGTTCCTCCAACGACAACTTGGTGCCTTTGGCTGTGGCGGTGACGGCAGCCAGGCGACGGTCGGCAACGTCCATCGGACCTTTGGCGAGGATGTCGAGACGCTTCGTCGCGCGATCCACTTCCGCACCGAACGATTGGAATGCGTTTGCCATGCCGGTCGACGCGTCGGCAATCATCTTCTCGATGCTGACGACCGGCTTGCCGAACGCCAAGAATGCGCGCACCAAGTCGATGGCTGCGAACAGCGGTTTCAGGGCACCGACGACGTTGGCGAGGAATGAGAAGATGCCCTGTCCAATGGATTCGATTTGTGCCAGGACCGCTTTGCCCGCCTCGCCGAATGCGGCGACGAACACTGCCAAAGCTGAACGAACTCCGCTGGACTTGAACTGGTCTATGGCGAGGCGAACTGCGGGGATGAGACGGTCGGTCAAGAACCGCGCAACTTCAGTCACGACTGGCAGCAAGATCGTGCCGAACTGTTCTTTCAGTTCGTCGACTGCGATGCCGAACTTGGCGAACTCGCCCGCCGCAGAGTTCGCCCTGGCTTCGGCTTGTCCCTCGAAGGTGTCGCCGAGTTGCCGGACGATTGCATCAAAGTCCTTCGCTTTGACTGCGTTCGCATCAAGCGGTACGCCCAGCCTGGTGAGTGCCGTCGTCGAGCCCTGGCTGGCTCGGGCGAGGGCTATGGTGACCGACTCGAGGTCGCGGCCCGTGCCGGCCGAGATGTCGAGCGCAACCTGCAGCAACTTCTGGGATTTGGTGAAATCGCCGGTGGCGGTGATGAGTGTGCCGAACGCGGGACGCAACTGGTCGTCGGCGACCGCCGCCGACATCGTCATCTTGTCGATGAACCGCTCGGTCTCCTCTCGCAACTGTTGCGACGCACCAAAAGTGTTCTCCAACGCTTTGGCGAGACGCTCCTGCGATGCCTGGTCTTCTGCCGCCGCTTTGATGGCGAACCCTGCCGCGGCGGTGATGGCTCCGAAGGCTGCGGTGCCGGCGATGCTGATGGTCTTGAACGACGGCAGCAGCGCGCCGAGTTTGCCGCCCAGACCGCCCGAACCGAATGTGGCGTTGCCTTCGGCTTGGACTTTGTTGAATGCCGAGATGATCTGCTTGGGGTCGGCAAGCAGCTTGACGAGGAAGTTGCGCTCGACAGCCATGAGCGCCGATTCTACTCAGTTCGGAGAGAGGCTCTTTCGCAGCTCGGCGAACTCGCGGCGCAACGCCACCGCGATCTGCTGTTGGGTCATGCCGTTGAAACGCGACAAGTCCTGCGGTTCGTTCCACCACGCTTCGTCCTGCCAGTAGTGCTTCGGCTTCTTGGTTTGTGCGGCACGCGGATTGCGGAACGTCGCAGGCGTGAACTTCGGTGCGACGAACAGTTCGTCGAGCTGCGGATCGAGCATCTCGCCGCGACCCCAACGCAGACCGGGCATGATGCCGCGGCGGTGCTGAGGGAGGTAGAAGATGCGCGCAGGGTCCTTGGTGGCCGGGTCGCCGACGACATTGATTCGTTCGTGCAGGCTGGTCCACACTTCCTGCCAACGGTGCGCAGGCACCGGATGCTTCAACGGAAGCACCAAGTGCCAGTGCGGGTCTTCGGGTGAATGCGACCAGGTGGTGTAGGCGATGTGCTCCAGGCCGTCGAGTCGGGCGTGGTCGAATGCTTCGCCGTCCATGTCGACCACGAGGCAGGTCACGGCTTGCACGTTGCGGTTCGCTCGTGTCGAGTTCGGTGCGTAGATCACCGGGGACCAGAGCGCGCGACGCTCCTTGCGATAGGTCTCGCGGGTGATGGACAGCCGGCAGAACAGCTGCGGCCACGAGCCTGCGAACTCGCGTGGTACGACTGCTTTCAGGAAGTCGAAGCGGACGGCGCGTACGTCGTCTGTCGGTTGGAACATGGCGGGCTCCTCGGCGTTGTCAGGTTCAGCGTAGCGTCAGGAGGCTCCCGACGCAAGCTTCTTCAAGACGTCGTCCACGGCCTTCATGTATTCGGTGGCGATGAACGATTTGGAGTCACGGACTGCTTGCCAGAAGAAATAGCCCTGGCGGCCGCGATGCCGGAGGAACTGCTGAGTGGTCGGTCGGCGACGGCCGCCGAACTCGGCACCGAAGAACACGTCGCCCATCGTCACCTTCGTCTTGCGTTTGCGGTTCGATCTGGAGGCCGACACGTAGCCACGTTTGGAGTCGAGCTTGATGGTCGGGATGCGGTCGCGTCTGGCGCGCAGACCGTCGACCACCGCCTGGGCTTGCGAACGTCCCGACGAACCAGCGCGATTCGGGCCGTGCTTGGGTTGCCCGGCTGCGTTGACCTTGGCCCGATCCACGACATGCTGGGCTACCTGCTGGGCGGCGACACGCATCTCTTTGTTGAACTGGTCGTTGGCTTGCGATGCTTCGCGCAGGAACTGCAAGAGACCCGGGGCGACGAACGCAACTTCGCCTGCGCGTCCGAGTGCGGTCGCACCCGACGATGTCAGACCGTTGGCCATGTCACCGATTGTACGGTGTCGGGTTCTGCTTGACCATCTTCCACCGGATGTACGCCGCCATCGTGTAGAGCATCCGCGGCGTCTGCTCGAGCAGCACCGACGGTGCGATTCCGGTCTCGACCGCCAGATGGGCGATCAGCCAGTGGGCGGAGTGCTCTCCAAAGGGCCGAGCTTCTCATCCTCCGAATCCAAGAGGATGCCGTCGACCGTCGCGCACCAACCGTCGAAGTCGAGCGTGGTCTTGCCGGCACGCTTCTCGCTGTGCCATGCGAACCAGGCGAGATGGCGTGTTTGCAGGTTGGATTCGATTGCCGACATGGGGACGTTGAACGTCTCCTCGAACTTGACGAAGTCGGCAAACTGCACGACGACCTTGCGTTTCTGGTCGCCTGCGACGACGACGAGACCGAGTTTCATTCATGTCCTCCTTGTTGTGGATTACTTGTTCAGGTCAGGGCCTTCGTGATGGCACCCGAGATCGGGAAGGTGACGTCGGCGGTGTTGAGTTCGCCGACCGCACCGTTGACCGGGGTCCATTCGGTGACGAGCACCGAGAAGGTGTAGCTCGGGTTGGCGGTCGCTGTCGCGGTGCCGTTGGGCTTCACGACGCAGGTGACCGCGGTCGAGCCGACGAGCGGGAAGAACAGACCGTCGATGGCGTTGTAGTCGTTGTGGATCGAGAACGTCACCGAGTTGTCGATGAGGCCCGCGACGCGGGTGACTGCGGTCGAACCGAACGCGGTCGTGGCGACTTCAGCGGCCGTGGTGTTGAGCGTCACCGAGGCGACGTTGGACGAGATGTCGGTCCCGTTGAAGGTGATGTTCGCGTTGGTGAGGACCAGCTTTGCCATGATTACTTGTCTCCTGCCTTATCGGCTTTCGAGGGTTTCTTGGATTCTTCGACAGGCGTGAGGATGCCTGCTTCGATGAGCAACTCTACATCGTCAATCCCCGTGCCGTCCACTAGGCCGCCCGGCTGAACGCCGGTCACCGGGAAAGGTCCGCTGACTCTGTATTTGCTCATGGGTCAAGCGTACACGGTGACGCGGAAGTCGACCGTCAGATACAGGGTGTCGTTGGCGTCGATGTTGGTGATTGTGCCGGCTTCGCGCACGACGCAGTCGTCGACGACTCCGCCCAGGGTGCGGTCGCCTTCGATGGCGGCACGCACCGATTGTGCCCCGTCGTAGGCGGTGTAGGCGTCGATCTGGTCCTGGGCGACACGCTCCGATTGGCGGGTCAAGACGAGGGTGATGTCGAAGTCCATCTCGACTCCGCCCGCACCCATCGCGGTGGCGTGGTAGCGGATTTGGTTCAGGGTCGGGAACGCGAACGGCGGGTTCACCTGGTCGGGTTGGTAGTCGTAGCAGCGCAGACCGGAGATGGTTTGCAGCCGGGCCTTCAACCCGTCTTTGACTTGGCTCGGTGTCGCGGCCGTCATGCGAACATCCGCAGTCGACGGAACGGCTCGACCAACTGTTGCATGTCGGGGTCGAGGAACCGTGAGACGCGGATTGCGCCGAGGTCACCGAACCCGGCGACGCCCA